GAGTCGTCTCGGATGCTTCAGGACGCCGCCGGGAATGGCCCCGTTCCCAAAAAATGCAGCCCCGAATTGCTCGGTCGCAATGGCGGTACCGATCGACTGCCGGCAGATGGTGATGGGGCAGTAACCTGAGATGCCGTCAAAACCCAGGCCGGCAAGGTGAAGCACATCTTCTGCGGGCAGCTTTTGCTTGTTGTCGAGCAAGTAATAGAGCTTGCCCTTGTCCGTCCGGCATACCTTCGTCTTGACCGGATGGAGCAATTCGAGGCTCTGCGGGTAGCCACCCGATCTTACGATCTCCGAGTAGCCGTTACCGCGGCCGAGGACATGCCCCATTTCGGTTTGCAGGTACCGAAATTGCCCCATCTCATCATTGGGATCGCCCCCGCCGACCAGGTACTCTGCCGGGTGATCCTTCTCGATCTCGTGCCCGCCCTGGTCGGTCGTCTGGTAGACGTGCCGCGGCAGGCAGGCGACGTCACGGCTGATGACGTTGATCGCACAATAGATTGCGCTAAGCCCGAGCGCGGTCTCCGGCGTGACGAAGGTTCCCGAGAGCACCGGCGCCGCCGGCACTGCGCCGCCGTTGAACGCCATCGCCCGCAGCTCGGCCCGGTGGCGTCGCTGGTCGAGCCAGGCTCGTATCTCGCGGATGGGGTTCATCGAGGGTAGGATTGCAGGGCGTTAATGCTGGCGGAGGGAGAGAAACAATGAAGGCTAATTGCGTGATCTGCCGTAAGGAATTTGACAAACTCGGTTGCAAGAAGACTTGCAGCAAAGAGTGCCGTTCTGAACATCTGCGTCAGCGGGAACGAGAGAGATCCCCGAGATATCGTGAGAAGGCCCGTGAGCGCCGTGGAAAAAAATATGCGGCGAATCCCGAAAACTTCCGTAATGCTCAAGCCGAGAGGATGCGTAAATGGCGTGCGGCGAATCGCGAGAGAGACGCCGAGAATAGGCGAAAAAGGCGTGCGAAAGATCCCGAGAAAGCTCGTGAATATCTCCGCAATTACGACGCGGCGAATCGTGAGAGGGTATCTGAGCGTCGTCGAAAATATCGCGCGGCGCATCCCGTCAAGAGAACGGCTCGCCGTCCTGCCCGACGGCGAGAAGCAATGAAGGCCAATTGTGTAATCTGTGGCAAGGAATTCGAAAAACATAGTCGCGGGAAGACTTGCAGCCAAGCGTGTTCTCGTAAATGGGCGAACGAATATGCAAGCAGGTATCGCAAGGCGAATCTCGAGGACGTCCGCGAGGCCGATCGCGAGCGTATGCGCAAGAAACGCTCGGCTAGTCCTGAGACGATCCGCGAGGTTAATCGAAAGTCTTATGTGGCTAATCGCGAGAAAATCTGCCGGCGTGCGAGCACCAAACGTGCGAGTAACCGCGCGAACCTTCTGGAGAAAATGAATCCTCATGTTGAATATCGGCCGATCCCTGGCTTTGATGATTGGCGCTACCAACTCGGCAAGGATGCTAGCCTCTGGTGGAGGAAGACGCCGAATAGCGCCTGGCGGAAAGCGATAGTCAAGAAGTTCATTGGAGGATATTTGTCAGTCCATTTGACAAAGCCATCAGGTGAACATGTACATTGCTCCTTGGGACCACTGATGCTTTACACCTTCCGCCCAGGAACGCGGCCCTTGGGATATCAATGCCACTATGGATTTAAAGGTCGAGCATGCTGCGAGTTGTCCAATCTAGAATGGAGGCCGCAGGCTTCAAAAAAAGTTGGCCAGCCGGCCTTCAACTTCAAGATGGCTGAACGTGGAGAGCAGAATCATCGTGCAAAACTCACTGAAGCCAAAGTCGTCGAGGCTCGCCGCTTGTATGTCGAGGAAGGATGGAGTCACGAAGACTTATCGATGCATTATGAAGTATCGCATTCGACGATCCGCCATGCCTTGAGCGGTAAAACCTGGGGCCATGTCCCTGGAATCGTTCTAGCTCGCCGGCCTGGAATGATTGGAGTAAGTCACGGTATGGCTATGCTGACTGAAGATGAAGTCTATGAGATTCGGGCCCTCCATCGATCCGGGATGAGCGGGTGTGCAATTGCTCGAAAATATGAAGTGAGCAGCACTACTATCTACGGTATCATCAAAGGTCGCTTATGGTCCCATCTGCCTGATCCGCAGTCTAGACCCGACTCTTGAAGCCTATAGCACGAGCATCCCGCGTGTCTCATAGACCGACGGGCCGGCATTATCATCGGCGGTAGCCGCGGCGATGGCATCGATGAGAGCGGCCATGCCGTCGATTCGGTTCGTGGTCTTGGACTTGTCCAGGTACATCAGGCCCGTCGGTGCGCGGCGGGCGATCGCATTGCTGACGTTCCATGCCAGGATCGGGTTGCCATCGTGCTTGATCTTGTGGTCGAGGATCATTGCCTCGAGCTTGACCATCGGCTCGTTGAGGGTGATCGGGCCCTGGGTGATACCCTTCACGTTGAGGCCGTGATTGTTGAACAATCGTGAGAGCAGATGCGAGGCATATGCTCGATCGGCGAAGAGCGTGATGAAGGGATATTGATCATGCAGCTTGAGAATGTCGTTTTCCACCTGATCGAAGTCGGTCGCTTCACCCGGTGTGAACGTCAGGAGTCCGCGGCGGTGCCATTCGCGATAGAGCTCATCATTGCGACGCTCCGACTTCCAGCGGCCGTCTTCAGGTACCCAGAACCGGGCCATGACGTCGAAGCCGCCGTCATCGTTGGGAAAGACCAGGGCCAGGGCACTCATATCACCCGTGACGCCCAGGTCGAGGCCGGCGTAGCAATCCCGATCAGCCAGCGTTACGGGGTCAAGACCCCCGCATTCCTGCCAGCGTTCCACGGATAACCAGCGTTCCGCTTGCTCGGTCCACTGGTTCAGGTAGAGCTGCCGGAAGGTGTTCTCGTATGCCGGGATTTCCCGGGCTCGCTTGCACTCCTCGCGGATGAACTCGATCGAGCAGAAGTCGCCGAGGGCCGGCATCACTTGACGCCAGACGGCTTCATCGGTCCAATCGTCGGCGGGATTCGTTTCATGAAGAATCGGTAAGAATTTCGGATCATCGATCACGCCGTCGCGGACCTTGCGGGCGTAGTCCCAGACTTCCCAGCAGATCGAAGTGCGGTCCCAGCCGGCCGTCGTGATGTAGATGGTGAGTGGATCACGCCGGGCGCCGAAGCCGGTCGTGAGGATGTCATGCAGCTCCCGGTTGGGCAGGACGTGCACCTCATCGAAGAGGACGACGGAAGGCCCTAGGCCGTGCTTGCGGGGAGCGTCAGAACTGAGCGCTTCGTAGAACGATTCGGCCGGTTCATAGATGATCCGCTTGTAGCCGTCGTAAACCTGACAGACGCGGGCGAGGCTGGGATTGTTGCGAACCATCGAGGCCGCGGCCCGGAAGATCAGCGAGGCCTGGGCCCGGTCGCCCGACGCGGAGTAGAGATGCTGGCCACGTCGACCTGATCCCAGGAGCAAGACCAGGAGGATCGCCGCGGCCAGCTCGGTCTTGCCTTGCTTGCGCGGCAGGGCCAGGAATACCTTGCGGTACTTGCGGAGCCCCGGCGCGGCGGGATCGGCCTGGAAGATATCGCGGACGATCTTCTCTTGCCAGGCACGGAGTTTGAAAGGCTCGCCGGCGAAGTCGCCGGTATGGGTGAGCGAATTAACGAGCTTGACCGCTTGATCAGCCCCGGCGCACCGGGATTTCGGCTGCGCCTCAACCGACGACATTGAGGACGTCGGCCCAGGCGTCTTGGTTCGCGCCATCGTTTACCGGGAGTGAGAACTTGTTCGAAGCCGGCGACAGGCCGAGTTCGTGGATGATCGCCTTCAGCCGCATCGTCGCGGAGTTGATCAGCCGGAATGCGGCGTCATCCGGGTCGAGCTGGTCGACCGTTTTCATCATCTTGTTACCGAGCCGAAGCACCGAGACGTTGATCGCATATGTCTCGACCAGGATCGGGTCAGTGCACTCCAGAGTGCCCGCCTGAGTGAGCAGATCGACAACATGCTTCCAGGCCGCCACCGCTTCATCCTCCAGATGCGCCGGCATCTTCCACCGGACCTTGTTCCCGGAAACGGTCCTGACTCGCTTCGGCTTCGGACCTCGCTTGGCCATCTCCAACCCTAAAATAGATAATTAAAAAATGTGCGCGCG